GTCTGGACTGTGAGGTTATCATTCTTGATCCGCTGCAAGCAGCAGTTCAGTCGAATGAGAACGGAATGATAGATTCATTCATGGACGGTTGCTTGAAGCTTGCCAAGGAAACCAACGCAGCTATCATCATCGTATCCCATCTCAGGAAACCTGCAGTCAAAGACCCTCACGATGTCAACGAGTATGACATGAAAGGGTCAGGGTCTATCAACCAGATTGCATTCAACACCATCCTCCTGAGCCGCGACAAGCTGTCTGAGGATGACTATGAGCGCAATTGTACAAAGGTGCAGCTTGTTAAGTGCCGCCGCACAGGACGCACGGGACACGCTGGCTGGCTTTACTTTGATGTAGAGACAGGGCGTATGGTTGCGGGTGCCGCTCCAGAAATTCAGGGAGTTTCTGATGAGGAATTCTGAAGTCGGAAGACTGAACCGGTCTCTGTACATCAAGAGTAAAACTAACTATTCATGCGAGGTATGCAATGAACACTACCCTGAAGAAGTGTTAGAGTTTCACCACAGGAATCCAGCTACAAAACAGTTTGGCCTCAAAGCATCTAAGTGGAGGTCGAACAAGTTGAACCAAGAAGTTCTTGACGAAGCTGAAAAATGTGCTATACTATGTAGCAACTGCCACAGACTAGAACACGTTGCTTTGAAAAACGGTGAGACATTGATAGATGACCAAGAAGCTTATACTAGATATCGAAACCACCGCTTTCCCCGTCAAGAACATATGGATGATTGGGACAATGAGTTTGGATTCTGGATTCAAGAAGAACTTTTTGAATCCAAAGGCTGAGAGTAAAAACATACAGGAGTATATCGATGGCTTTGACATTGTTATTGGTCATAATATTACCGCTTTTGATAGACCAGTTTTAGAGGAACACCTCGGTATATCTTTTGAATGCGTCGAGGTTGTTGACACTCTGGTAATGTCGAGGCTGTATAATCCGCAGTTAGATGGAGGACACTCTCTCAAAGCTTGGGGGGAGCGGCTCAAGTTTCCAAAGTCTGAGCATGATGATTGGACAAAGCTGTCGGATGAGATGATAAAATACTGCGAGATAGATGTGGAAGTTACAGGGAAACTCTACACTAAACTTGTTAGTCTGTTGAGTGAGTTTCCCGGAGAATCTGTGGAGTTAGAACATAAAGTCCAGTGTATTATCTCCAAACAGGAGAGGACCGGATGGCTGTTCGACACGGAGAAAGCGTTCGATCTACAAGCACAAATCAAACAAAGGAGTATTGAAGTTGAAAAAGAAGTACATAAAAGATTCAAGCCGCTACCTGTATTTGTTAAAGAAATCACTCCGAAAATTAAGAAGGACAACACCCTCAGCTGTGTTGGTCTTAGGTTTCTTGGTGATGATTACGATACCGTCTGCGGCCCTTTTTCTAGGGTAGATTGGCCTGAGTTTAACTTAGGTTCAAGACAACAAATAGGTAGGCATCTTAAATTCTACGGGTGGAAACCAAAAGATTTCACTGAGAAGGGCCAGCCTATAGTAGACGAAGGAGTTTTATCCAAGACTGATATACCCGAAGCCATTCTAATTGCTGAGTATCTTATGCTGCAGAAGAGATCAGCGCAGATTCAATCTTGGATAGAAGCGGTGGAGGAAGACGGCAGGGTACACGGTAGGATCAACCCTATCGGTGCAGTGACGGGACGCATGACACATAGCAATCCCAACATGGCGCAAGTCCCTGCCTCTTACTCCCCGTATGGCACTGAATGTCGGGAGTGTTGGATAGTACCCAAGGGTTACAAACTTGTAGGCATAGACGCTGCTGGTTTGGAACTTAGAATGTTAGCACACTACATGGATGACAAGGAGTATACATATGAAGTCACGAACGGAGACGTACATACAGCAAACCAGAAAGCTGCTGGCCTTGCAACAAGAGACAACGCTAAAACTTTTATCTATGCTTTCCTCTACGGCGCGGGAGATGCCAAAATCGGAAGCATTGTCGGCGGTTCTAAGCGAGACGGAGCAGAACTTAAAGAAAAGTTTCTCACTAACACACCATCTCTTCGAACTCTACGGGAACGAGTCCTACGAGCGACCAAACGTGGACACCTCAGAGGACTAGACGGTAGACGGTTAGTCATACGGAGCGAACACGCTGCTTTGAATACACTTCTACAGTCAGCCGGTGCAATTGTAATGAAAAAATCATTGACAATTTTAGATGAGTATGCTAATATACATGGTATAGACTACAGTTTTGTAGGCAATATCCATGATGAGTTTCAAGTTGAAGTAAGAGAGGCTCATGCAGAAAAGTTTGGATGGTTGGCAGTAGAGTGTATCAAGGCGGCGGGAGATAGACTGAACTTGAGATGCCCTTTAGACGGTGAGTACAAAGTCGGAGACAACTGGGCATCAACTCATTAATCTGGGACCGTCCCATAAAATAGGAGATTAAAATGGACAAGACAATCGACACCTTAGTAGAAGATGTCTACAAACTAATGAAGGATCGCAACTCTGATAAGAGTGTCGATGTCGAAACCGAGATTGATAAGTTCGGTGAAGCTATGAAAGACATCATGCGTAAGGAGTTTCTCCCTTCGGCTGGGAACAGACATAGCTCTCGTCTCCGCCTGTCCTCCGTAGGCAAGAATGACCTAGTACAGTGGTATTCTTACAACGGATACAAGGGAGAGCGGATTAAACCGTACACGCTTATCAAGTTTATGTACGGACACATGGTAGAAGAGATGCTTCTTCTCCTTGTCCGTCTTTCTGGACACCAAGTTTCTGATGAACAGAAAGAGGTAAGAGTGTCAGGAGTTACCGGACACATGGACTGTAAGATCGACGGCGTTGTAACAGATGTTAAGTCCACTACCAAGTTTGGTCTTATGAAATTCAAAGACAGGTCTCTCGCACAACACGATGACTTTGGATACGTGGATCAGATTAAGGCATACGCACATGCAGAAGGGGATCGCAAGTGGGCATGGCTTGCAATGGACAGAGACAGTGGCAAGCTTGCAGTGCTGCAGTACGATCTTGATAATACCAACGACCCGATGCACCCGTTCTTTTCGAGTGACATCGAAGAAAGGATTGAGCATGTAAAAAAGTGCGTAAAGCAGGAAGACCGACCATCAAGATGTTACTCTCCACAGGAGGATGGGAAATCAGGAAACTTAAAACTCTCTACTACCTGCTCATACTGCCAGTTCAAGAGGCATTGCTATCCAGAAGTCCGCGCATTTGCTACCGGCTCTGGTCCCAAGTTCTTAACTACCGTCGTAAACGTACCAAAAAATCGAAAGGGTAATCCCTACCCTGAGATAAACCTAGACCAAGAGGAGAACAACTATGATTGAATTTAAAGTAGTTAATACACCGCGACACGAGCGTTTTGAAACAACGATAACAAGCCTTCTGAATGAAGGCTGGCAGCTCCACGGCACACCTTTTGTGTCTCAGACAGGTGGCATGACACAGGCTTTGATTAAGGAGGATAAGACTCCCCGGTCAAAAAAGTCTAATGACTCCGTATCGTAATAGCTTTGAAAAGACTGCGGGACTTCTTCTAAAAGACTACTGCAAGTATGAGCCTGAGAAAGTCCCCTATGTAGTTCACCGTAATTACATACCTGATTTTGTAGGACGCAACAACAAGAACAGGGTTGATATTCTGGTGGAAGCTAAAGGTTTCTTTAGAGTAGGGGACACTCAGAAGTATAAGGCCATCAGGGACAGTCTTCCCAAAAAGAAGCAGCTTGTTTTCCTTCTTTATAATCCAAGCAAGAAACTAAGGAAGGGCAGCAAGATGACTATGGCTGAGTGGTGTGAGAAAGAGAAGTTTAAGTGGTATACTTTGGAGGATATAAAAGATGCCTTTGTTAAATGATCAGTTCCTTCAGAGGCTCTCTGAGATGGCAGACCCTGTCCTTCTCTGCGATTTGCTAGGTATTACAAGCGAAGATATCATAGAAAGATTTGAGGATATTCTAGAAGAAAGAATGGATTATCTGCGAGAAGTTTTTGATATTGATCTTGAAGAAGAACTGGGTCTCGAAGAGGAGTACGAGCAATGAACGTGGAATTAGTAGATAGGATGGGGTCTGACCTGACTGTGGTTAATGCAGCAAGGGTCAGCTTTGATAAACACCATGAAGCTTTAGAAGCTGGTGATGAAAAGCTTATCAACTATCTTGCGGAACATAAACACTGGTCGCCTTTTGCTCATACTTCTCTTCAGTTTCGCATCAAGGCCCCTATCTTTGTAGCTAGGCAGCTTGCCAAGCATCAGGTAGGTCTGGTCTGGAACGAGGTAAGTCGTAGATATGTTTCTTCGGAGCCGCAGTTTTACTCTCCTGAGCTATGGAGAGGATGCCCTGAGAATAAAAAGCAGGGTTCCTCCAATGAAATTGTAGACATCAACAATAAGAATCAGGTGTACGATCCATATCAGATAGCTGTTGCTAAGTGCCTCTGGACTTACGACCATCTCTTGAGACTAGGGGTTGCTCCAGAGCAAGCTAGAATGGTTCTTCCCCAGTCTGTTTATACAGAATGGTATTGGACCGGTTCTCTGTATGCGTTCAGTCGGGTATGTAAACTTAGATTGTCTGACGATGCTCAGGAAGAAACAAGATATATTGCCACAGCTATTGACAGGTGGGCTAAGATGCATTATAATATAAGTTGGAATGCACTGATGAAGGAAGGAACTTAAAATGAAACGTAATGACATTATTTCAGAAGCAAGTGATCTTATTAACGGGGAAAGGGCTATGGACTATGGAGACGCTACTCTAAACCACATGCGTATCGCAGATTTCTGGAGCTGTTATCTTGACCGGCAGATTAAGTTTTCCCCGAGTGATGTTGCAATTATGATGATGCTTGTTAAAGTTGCCCGTTGCATGGAGTCATTCAAAGACGATAGCTTCGTAGATATCTGTGGCTA